AGATTACTCATAGGTAAACGCAATACTGATACAGCTAGTCCTAGTGACTATTTGGCCAGAGCCGCAAACTATAAGAGATACCCATATCAGGGGTTTACCAGCACTGCTGTTACCGCCGAGGCCAGCCTACAACAGCTGGGCATAGGCCTTAACACTGGGGTCTATCAGAACATACCACTGTTAAGAACCAATTTAATTTATTTCAGTGAACAATTTGGGGCTGCTAGCTATTGGGAACGTACCAATGTCAGTGTGGACAGTGATGCCATAAATCATCCAGATTTATTTTATAGTTCAACGGCCATATTGTATGACAGCAGCTATGAAGCTGCCAACATCATGGAAATCTTCGAAGGCTACCAGTACAGAAATCCAGCTGGCCGCGCCTGGTATCGAGAAGCCAAACTAAACAGTCAGACCATCAATGTCAGCGCAGCCGATTTAATCATCGAAGATGCTGTAGCCGGACAGCATTTCATAGAAGCCACGGCCGAAGCCGACTTTACAGCTGGTGAACGTTTTGTTTTTGGTGTAAATCTAAAACAGGCCGCCCGTCGTTATGTTCGCATAGACGTTGCCGGGGAATTCTTTGCTATTTTTGATCTAAATGCTGGCGTAGTTGTTGGCACCAATGCTGACAGTGCTCAGATGGGTCGAACTGGTGAAGGTTGGTTCCTGTGTTCGTTAACAGCCCGATTGCCTGATTTTACCCGCGATCCTCTGGAAGAACTAAAATCACTGGATCTACTATTAAACAGTCCAGACAATCCCCGTGCCATAAGTCGTTTTGCCCTGACACCTAGTACACGAGCTCAGACCATACGTATTAGTGCTGTAGAAAATTCTAGTTTAACTCAAACTTATACTGGCACTGGCACTGGTGCCTTCTATGCCTGGGGAGCTCAGTTAGAAATTGGTGACCAGGTTGAATTTGAACTAAGCAGTCTGACCTATATTAAAACTGCTGGCGGACAGCTAAGTCGATACGGATTCAACATTAACCCGGCCGATGGTGATAGATTATTTGTAGGTAGTTTACATAGACACAGAGACATCTGGCCAACTCGTTTACACAATGACGAGCGTGAACGTGTTGATTTCCTAATAACCAGCAAGTATGCAGATACAGCACTGCCTACAGAACGCAAAGCATTGACCGTAACCAGAGCTGTAAAACTGGATCAGAACCTAGAATTTAGTGGCACTACTGTTATAGCCGGAACAGACAGTGAAGTTGTATTTGTTGGTGGCACGGCTAACATAGTCAAGGGCAACGATCCAAGCGAAAGTCTGCAACGATTCATAAACATAGGTGCCAGACGGGGTTTTAACGACGATCCGGCCTATAGTACCAGCTGGACTCGTACCAACCTGTTTACCTATAGCGAAGATTTTAGACCGCAGGATTGGCTAAAAAGCAATGTAGTTGTGTTCCGTAGTCCAATTCTAACCTCGGGCAATCTGCCCTACAGAAGCACCACCTATGATGCCAATCAGCTGTATGAGATATTTGATGTACCAACACCCAACACCTATTATCAAAATCGTTGGTATGAAGAAGTCCCACTGAGTGATTTACCCGACTACACTGGCGTTGTTGTAAATGATGGTTATGAAACCATCATAAATGGCGAACATTTATTGCAAACCAGAGTGTTAGATAACAATGAAGATCGAGATATTTTTAGTCTGGGTGTTTATGCTAGTCCTTTGGGTGGCGTTAGTAGATTTAGACTGCAGGTCAACAACAACATATTTGCGGACTTTGATCTAAGTTCAGTCAGTGTGGTTACCAGCAGCACCATATTTTATTCTACCATACAAACCATAGACAGCAGCAACCAGGTATATCTGTGTAGAATTATTGGACCAGCTGTACGAATTACCGAAACTCTGGAAGGACGTCAGGTTGACGAGGGCGTTGTAGTTGGAACATCAGATACCATCAGACTACAGTCAATGACATTTAGAATATTTACCGAAACCCCTCTGGTGTCCGAAGATAATATTATCTATGGTCTGGTAACGGACTTCCAAACCGGCTCAGACACCGAGGATTACATGACCAGCACTGTAGCCAACATAGATTATATGTTTATAAATTAGGCTATCTAACTTTAATAAATACGTAGATACGTTATAGGAAAAACTTAAAATGGCAAGAATTGTACAACACCGCAGAGGAACCACCGCCGAGGTTGCGGGCATAACCGGCGCAGCTGGTGAATTATTTGTAGATACCAGTAAGGTTACCCTGGTGGTCATGGATGGCATACTGCAGGGTGGTGTACCCCTGGCCACTGAAACATCGGTTACACAACTTAGCTCAGCAGTTGTTAGTGTTAGTTCAGTAGCCTCAACAGCCAATAGCAAAGCCGATTCCATTAGTTCAACCCTGGCTACGGTCAGCAGTCAAGTTGGTGTTAATACTGCCAGCATTGGTAGTGTGAGTGCTACGTTGCTTAGTCTTAGTTCTACAGTAGCCAACATAACAGTTCCTACTGGTACTACAACCACACTGGGCATAGTTCGCCCCAACAACACCAGCATCAACATTAGTGCCAACGGCGTATTAAGCCTGGGCAGTAGCATTACATCCGCTTGGACCATACAAGAACTGAGTGGCAGTCTGGTGTTTTACCATAACGGCACGGCCAGACTAAAATTTAACAGTGATGGCAGCATAGTATCAGCTCAAAACATAACAGCCTTTGGCACAGTTTAAGGAGTATTAGACCATGCCAGACGCACCTGGGCTAACCGTTAGAATAAAAATGCAGGATACATCTGGCAACATGGTGTATGCTGGTAATCCATCGCGCAGTCTTAGACTCTGGGGTGCTACTTTTGAACTAGGGCGTGTAGTAGATCGACGCTTTGGTGACTTTGCTAATTTTTATCATTATGTACGCAGTTTAGGCAGTGCTGGCGATTATCAGGACTCTCAGTATTTGTTTGATGCCCGAGCCGACAACATTACTGTGGGTGGAACTGTTGCAGCCAAGGTAGCCCAGACAGGTGAGAATCCCAATGAATTCATAGCATTTAATTATGTAAAACAGGCCAAGCGTGCTGGTGTTACAAACCCCTTGGGCAGTGATAACATCATCTCAGCTGATGCAGGCCTCATAGCATTCGGAGATGGTACATCTGTATTGACCAACATCAGAACTTTTAGTTCATAAATCCCTGGTCAAATACGCGTATCTTATAAATATACGAAGAAATTGATAAATTTCTGCAGATAAATTATTTCATCAGCAGTGATGTGCGAAAATTATAACTAACTAAATCAAGGAGTATTATAAATGTTAACTGACGAATTCTTAAAACTTCGTGGCAGTGTTGACATCAAGGTTTGGGGTCCAGACGGTAGCCTAAAAGAAGATCGATTCATTCCAAACTTGGTAGTACAAGCCGGTAAAAACTACATTGCAACACGCATGATTGGTACAAGCAATGCAACTGCAGTCGCAACAACTAATTCAACAACCAGCTGCATGACACACATGGCACTGGGTACTAGCACAACAACAGCAGCAGTAGGCGACTCAACACTGAGTTCTGAAGTTACTGTAGCAGGCGACATAGCAGCTTATACCCGTGCAGCCATTGCTAGCACCACACAAAGCACTGGTGTTGTTACCTATGTAGCAGTATTTGGTACTAATAACCCACAACGTACTAATACAAGTAACACAACAGCCATAACCGAAGCTGGTATTTTCAATAGCTCAACAGCAGCTCTGGGTGGTACTATGCTGTGCCGCACAACTTTTGCAGCTGTTAACAAAGGTAATGACGATACACTTCAAATTACTTGGTCAATTACAGTTAGCTAATTGCCAGTAATGCATTGAAATCTGAGGAAAATACCAGCTCTGCTGGTATTTCCCCTTTGAAAAAAAATATATAAATACTAGATAATAGTCAGATTCGGAGAATAGCATGGCAAAAAGAGTATTGGTAGAGTTTTATGAGTTTAATCCCGCTACCAGAACCGTTACAATCCCTAACAGGATCATTCCACAGGCAAACTTATTATTGGTTACCAATGCAAAAACCAATACAGTTTTGTTCAACTTTAGTGATCCAGACCTAGGCATAACCAACTACACAGTCCCCTACCAAAGTTTTGGTACTCAGTTTACTCTGGGCTACAACACCACGGCCATGAGCAGCAGTGATTCACTGCTGATTCTAGAGGATCGCCCAACAACAGCCATTGATTTTGGTGAAACAGTTCAGGATCCTGTAAACAAACTGCGTGTAGCGATGCCAGAAAGTTTGATCGATACTGACTTTGAATATGGTCTACAACCCATTAAATGGGAAAGTACTCCGCTGGTAAACAACATACCCAGCTATTTCTTTAAAAGTGGCGGTAACAGTTTAAACATTACCAGCATATCAACTGGAGCTCAAAGTCCTCGCAGTTTAATCACTGTTGATTGTGGTGAGGATCATGCTCTTACAGCCGGTGAAGTATGTAATGTAATTTACAGTGCGTTCTATGATGCCGATGGTGTATTTGTAGTCAATACTGCACCAACTTCACGACGTTTTACCTATACAGCCAATGGCGTTATAGCAAGTAGTCCATATCACAGCAGTATCATCGTACAGGCCGGTGGTATCTACAACAATAATAACGTTACTCAAACCTTTCCTATAGCAAGCATTATTAGTGACAATGCTGCCAACAGCATGATTACTGTAACAACCACGGGTAGCCATGGGTTGTTGCCAACTAGTCCAATCCTGATAAAAGATGTAACTACTAATACTGTGAATGGTAACTGGGAAGTTTTTGATGTGCCAAGTCCAACCAGTTTTAGATACCGAACCACGGGTACGCAGACTGGTACAGCATCACCAACCCTGGGCTCGGGTGTTATTTTACCACGACCAGAAGCTAACTTCAACCACAGACCCAGTGATGGTGGTGTGTTGATGAGTACGGGTCGTCCTCAAGAAGGCATACAGGCCATACGTCAGACTCGTAAATATTTCCGTTACCAATCAGGTAAAGGCATACAGTTCTCAACAGGTACAAAAATTACGCCAACCTGGGATATTACTTCGATTATTTCATCTGGAACTACCTGTACCTTAACCACGGATCAAAGACTTTCAATTACATCGGGTGCAACTATTAGAGTTGAAGGTGTTGAAGTCAATGCTGGTGCAGCAAATCCCTATAATGGGGAGTTTACAGTAACCGGTGTTGTGTTTTCAAGCAACACTGTAACCTTTGAAATGGATTCTGCTTCAACCGATACTAGCCCAGGTGGCATACCAGAATTTACCTGCACAGCCTGGACAGGCAGCACCTGCCGCACTGGCATGTTTGATAGTCAAAACGGATTCTTCTTCCAGTACGATGGTAACACACTATTCTGTACCATGCGCAGAAGCACCAAAGAACTCATGGGCCGAGCCACGGTTGTACGAGGTTCAAGTACAATTACTGGCACGGGCAGTAAATTTAGCAAACAGGTTAAGCCCGGTGATTATATTGTAGCACGTGGTCAGAGCTACCTGGTGCTGAGTGTTGATTCAGACACCAGCCTGCAAATTGCACCTACATACAGGGGCGTTAGCATTACAGGTATTAGACTTAACCTGACCGAAGAAGATTATTATCCACAAAGTTCCTGGAATTTAGACAAGTGTGATGGTCAGGGTCCAAGTGGTTATAATCTAGATCTTAGAAAAATGCAGATGTTCTACATAGACTACAGCTGGTATGGTGCAGGTCGTGTTAGATTTGGTTTCAGAGGAACCGATGGTAGCATACTTTATGCACACAATGTGGTCAACAACAACGTCAACAACCAGGCCTATATGCGTTCAGGTAACTTGCCGGCTCGTTACGAAGTCAGCAACGAAGGTCCAACCTGTAAACTATTCAGTGGCAGCACCAGCACAGCTGGAGTGGCTCTAACAGATACCGCAACCACCCTGGTCATCAGAGATGAATTTGGTCCATACTGGCCTAGCTCAGGAACCATTATCCTGCAACAGGGCACCAAGTCTGAGGTCATAGGATTTACAGGACGTAGTTTAAATACAATACTTAGCACTGAAACTATGCGTGCCTGGAACCTTACAGGACTAACCCGCAGACAACCCGGTGGTTCAACCAGCAACGTAACCTTTACCACTACGGAATTCGAAGGTGGAACTGCAGGTACTAGTTCACAGACCAGCATCAACTACATTAACTGTACCTGCGCTCCAATTGTAAGTCACTGGGGTAGCAGCGTAATCATGGACGGTGGTTATGGTATTGATCGAAGCATTGTGTTCAGCGTCAGTACTGCCCGAGGCGGTACTGGTGGTAAGGCAATCAACTCAGGTACTAGTGCTAACCTGTTGGCCGTGCGTATTGCACCAAGCGTAGACAACAGCATTGTAAGTCAGCTTGGCGGTAGAGAAATTATCAACAGAATGCAGTTAAAACCAGCCAGCCTTGGTTTAATTAGTCGAGGACCTGTACTAATTACAGGTATTTTAAATCCTAGAACCATTACAGCGTCAAACATGCCTGGTATGTGGACTGTTACCTCGGTTGTGGCTCTAACTGGTACAGGTAGTTTAGCGCAATACTGCGACTTTACCAGCACTGCTCAGACCTGCATAGGCGGCGAACAGATATTCAGCTTCTTTGCTGACACCGGTGCCGAAACCTATGATATGGGCGATGTTCGAGAGCTGGGCAACAGTGTGCTGGGTGGTGATGGTAGTAATACTACACCTGGATTCCCAAATGGTCCAGACGTGCTGGTTCTAGTTGCCAACAACGTTTCATCAGGAACTGTTCGTATTGACGGTGCTCGATTTAGCTGGACTGAAGCTCAAGCCTAAGGAGATAGCATGGCAGCGCCTGCTACCAGACAACAGTTAATTGATTATTGCCTCAGAGAGCTAGGACATCCTGTTGTAGAAATCAACGTCGATGATGATCAGGTTAGTGATCGCATCGACGCTGCATTACAATACTATCAGGACTATCACTACGACGGTGTCGAACGTTTATATCTCAAACAACAGGTAACAGCAACACGCATTACCCTGGGCACCAGCAATGCCAGTAATTTTGCCCTGGGCACCACAGTCACAGGCAGCAGTTCAGGCGCCTATGCTACTGTATGTTCCGAATTAAATACAACCAGCAACGGCACAACACTGTTGGTTCGTGGTTCTACAGGAACCTGGACAACTGGCGAAACCATAGTCGGTGCCAATGGTACTACTTCAACTGTGGCGTCGGTTAGCCTGGGTAACGTAGACCGTCAGTATTTTCAACTAGATGATTCAATCATAGGCGTTCGCCGAGTACTGCCTTTTAGTGCTGTAAATACTGGTCAGAGCTACATGTGGGACATACGTTATCAGCTCAGACTCAACGACATGTTTGATTTGCTCAGCACCAGCATCATCTATTATGAACAGGTCAAGGCTCATCTAGCACTCATAGATCAGTTGCTGGTAGGCAGCAAGAGTTTCCGTTTTCAACGACATCAGAATCGATTGTATCTGGACATGAGCTGGAATACCGACGTTAGTGTAGGTGAATATGTCATAGTTGAATGCTATAAAATTCTCAACCCCGATGACTGGACCGATGTCTACAATGATCGTTTCCTTAAACGATATGCCACGGCGCTGATTAAAAAACAATGGGGCAACAATCTTAAAAAATTTGCTGGCATACAGATGCCCGGTGGTATTACTCTTAATGGTCAGGTGATTTACGATGAAGCTGTTGCAGAAATTGCATTCCTAGAAAACGAAGCTCAGAGCACCTATGTAGAACCCCCAGACTTCATGGTGGGGTAATACATGGCTACCAATTTTTATTTTCAAAACGGAGTTCCTGGAGGTAGAGTAGGGGAACAACGTGTCATAGAAGACCTAATCATAGAAAGCATAAAAATCTATGGTTTTGATCTGTACTATTTGCCCCGAACCGACGTAAATACCGATACCCTGTTTGGTGATGACACCATAGCCAGCTATGACAATGCCATACCAGTAGAAGCCTATTTAGAAAATGTCGATGGTTTTGGTGGCGATGGTGAACTCATGAGCAAGTTTGGCATTGAAATCCGAGACACAGCTAGTTTTGTCATAAGCCGTGGTCGCTGGGAAGATGTTGTTGGAGCAGGTCAAGCCAACTATTTACAGTTGCCTAATCGTCCTAGCGAAGGCGATTTATTATACATGCCCCTAACCAAGAGTTATTTTGAAATTAAAAAGGTAGATGCTACCAATCCATTCTATCAGCTGGGCAAACTACACGTATACAAACTGCAATGTGAACTCTGGCAATACAGTTCAGAACGTCTAGACACTGGTGTAGCTGAGATAGATAGTCTAGAAGCAACCCGCAGCCTTAGCATTAGTGATTATCAAATGTTACTTGAATCTGGCGATAGATTAATGCTGGATGGCAATGATTACAACACCGTGGATGCAGGTGGGTTAATGTGGGAAGGTTGGAACATTAACCTACAGGACACCACGGCCGATAATTTAGATTTTAACAACGAAGCCCTGGACATACTGGACTTTAGTGAGATCAATCCATTTGGTGAGGTTATAAGAAATAATGTTTGAAAATAAAGTCTGGTATCATAGCATAACACGCAAAGCCATAGTTGCCTTTGGCGTAATGTTTAACAGCATAAACATTAGACGCAAGGATTCAGCTGGTAACATTGTACAGGCTGTACGAGTGCCCTTGGCCTATGCTCCTAAAAACAAAATGCTTAGCCGCATAACACGCTTACCCACCCCGGAAAATCCGCAGGTTGAAAGTGTACTGCCTCGCATGAGTTTCGAAGTCATAGCCTTTGAATACGACGGTGCCCGAAAAATAAATTTACAAAATCAAACCCGTGCTGTAATTAATGAAACACAGAGTAAACGAGTCTATGGACCAGTACCCTATAACCTAACCGTAAATCTCTATGCCTATGCTAAAAATCAAGACGATGGTTTGCAGATATTCGAACAAATTGTTCCGGCCTTTAATCCAGACTTTAACGTAACTGTTACCTATGTTCCAGAACTAAATATCAAACACGATTTACCCATAATATTAAATTCAGTAACCTATGACGATCAGTACGAGGGAAATGTAGCCGATCACAGAATGATCATCTGGACCTATACATTTACCATGAAACTTTATTATTATGGCCCAGTAGAAACCAACGAAATTATTCGTAAGTCCATTGTTAATACTTTTAATGATCCAGACTTTGAAGCACGCATAAATAAATATACAGTAACGACAGATCCAAACGACGTTAGTTCAACAGGAACCTATAGATTTCTTGAAACCTTTGACGACGAACCAAATTTTTAGTAGGAAAATAACAATATGTCATATCAACCCATAAACCTAGGAACACCTAATAACAACGATGGTGATTCACTGTATGCTGGTGGCACCAAGATCAATGCTAACTTTTCAGAACTCTATACTAACCTAGCTGGTAGTAGCAGTGGTACTTTAAAAATTGACATAAGTGGAGCCGGAGCTGTTACCAGTACTGTACTAGGCTGGAAAAGCTCCACCCAGGAATATGTTCCAGCTAAAACAGATTTCTTGGAAACCGAAGGCGCTGTAGATCATAGTAGCTTGTTCATAACCAACAATGCAGGAGTAAGTGGTGGCGCTGATGCTGCTCTTAGCAGCGTGGCTAATACCCTGGTCAGCAAGCTCGATGGTCGCACCATGTTTTTACTCAGAGCCATGCGCAACACAAGCATTAGTACTACTCGTGGTAGTTTTGAACTTACTCTGGGCAATGAAAATGTAACCAGTCTTAGTGTGTATACAACTGGTACAGTTATTAGAGGGCTAAATGGGCTGGAAGTATATAAAGCCAGTGCCGAAGACACTGCGGTCTATACTCAATTAATTGGTTCCCCTACTACCAGCACAGGTATTACCTTATATCAAACACCAAGTCTAGACCTCAGCAGCATTACTGCAGGAGTAAGAACTGGTTCAGACAGTAGTCTAGCCATTGCTCATACAGGTTTTGTAAAACTCAATCTGGGCAGCTATGTGCAGAGCTCTACGGTTATCCGAGGTCAGCGAGGCATCATTGGCACCTGGGGACCGGGTAGTTTGGTCAGCAACAGCACCATAGTTATAGACGGTGTGTATCATCCTAAACATGTTGAGGGTCTGATCTACAACTACAACACCATTGATAATAAAATCACACTGGTGACTGGTGCAGCCTGTCACTGGAGCTACAATACCTCGGGCGTTGCTGGTATTATTCCAACAACAGCCATAGCCGTTGTTGCCAGTTATAATCCAATTATTCGTACATTTACCAGCGGTTGGACACCACAGTATAATCCTACTGGAACCACACCAGCAGTTATAGACGGCAGCATTAGTGCTAACACCTGGTATTATCTGTACTACATAGGTTGCCTGGTCTATACCAGCAGTTTTGGTACTGGCGTAGGCAATGAATTTTATCCAGGATCTAGCAACGTCATTGTGTCCAGTAATCGAGACATTGCATCCGTAGATGCTCAGTTAGCCGCAGCTGGCTATGGTGGCGTGTGGCAAACAGTACGCAGACTAGGTCCAGTTAGATCCAACGCAGCAGGCTCAGGTCTGGTGCCATTTAATGTAAAACGTATTGACCACGGCGGTTTTGAATATTACTGGGGTCTGCAACCTAATGCTTCTGGCGATACCAGCTATACACTAACCATTAATACAGCCAGCAGTCTTAAAGTAGTTGGTAGTAGTGCTATCTATACCCTGCAAGATTACAACAGTTCAGTGCTGACCGCAGTCCCACCCATACCTGGCATAACAGCACATTTTACAGTACGACATCTAACACCAAGCAACAGTCCACTTCCTCAGGTCTACATGTATGGCGATAGCTGGACAGTTAACAGTAGTATTAGTGCATTGTTTCCACCGTTTGAAGTATTCCGCAGTACAACCACCGGTGTAACCTGTTTACACAATATACAGGTGCCCATGAGTCCCGATGGTTGTTATGTACCAGACGGAACCTATGGTGGTGCAGGTCTATTGGCCATAACCACCAGCACTGGTCAAAGACTGCGTTGGATCATGCAAAATCCTACAAATGAAGGTGCTAAACCACTTGTAACCAGTACATTAATGCAGATTACCACTACAGGATTCCGCCTTGCAAGATAAAAATGTCTATGGTGCCCTGGATGCTAAATTTAACAGTGATCCAACACCAGTGGCCGCAGCAGTTCCGGAAACCCCGGCTGTAAAGGCCGCGCCTGTGTCGCTGCCCGAGGTGCTCATAGACGACGATTTTGATCAGGCTCGCCAGGCTCTTAAAGACATGATTAAAAAGGGTCAGACTGCAGTAGATGATATCATGGGCATAGCTCGTCAAAGCGATCATCCCCGAGCCTTTGAAGTAACCGGACAGTTAATTAAAACAGTTGCTGAGACTGCTAAAGATTTGTTAGCTTTACAAAAGCAAAAGAAAGATTTAGTTACTGTACAGGCCGATGCTCCCAAACAAATAGGCACACAAAACAACATAGTATTTTCGGGCAGTACCAATGACCTATTAAAAATGCTAAAGCAAAATAATGAGAAGGTAATTGATGCAGATCCTACAACGCTTAAAAAGTAGTTATCTAGGTAATAGCCGTCTTAAACAGATTGGCTACAACATAGATTATGCACCCGAGCAGATATTGGAAATACAACGCTGCTCCGAGGATCCAATCTATTTCATAGAAACCTATTGCAAGATTGTTAGTCTGGACCATGGTCTGGTTCCATTTAAACTTTATGAGTGTCAGAAACGCAAGGTAAAAACCATACTGGAAAACCGTAAGGTCATACTTATGGAGGGGCGGCAACAGGGCAAGACCATTACCAGTGCGGCCTGTATACTTTGGTATACATTATTTTCGGATAATAAAACCGTGGCCATTCTAGCCAACAAGGCAGCAGCAGCTCGTGAAGTCATGAGTCGTTATCAGGGCATGTATGAAAATTTACCCATATGGATTCAGCAGGGCATCAGAGAATGGAACAAGGGTAGCATAGAGTTAGAAAATGGTTCTAAAGTATTTACTGCAGCTACAGCGGCGTCTGGTATTCGTGGTAAGTCAGTTAACTGGTTGTACATTGACGAGGCCGCCATCATACCCAACAATGTAGCCGAAGAGTTCTTTACCAGTACCTATCCAACCATCATGGCAGGTGAAACTACCAAAGTGCTTTTAAGCTCTACACCTCTGGGCTACAACCATTTCTGGAAATTTTGGAATGATAGCGAACAGGGCATAAATGATTTTAAAAACCTGTTCATACCCTATACAGAAATTCCAGGTCGAGATGAACGCTGGGCGGCCGAACAAAAGGGCATACTGGGCGATGTTAAATTTGCTCAGGAAGTTTTGTGTAGCTTCCTGGGATCCAGTTATACTTTGCTGGATGCCGATACCCTGAGTCGCATGAGTCCTCGTCAGTATGTCTATACCAAAGACGGTTTAGATGTGCTGGAAGAGCCCATCAGAGCCATCAAAGACGATGCCGGCAAGATTACTCAACCTGGCCATGTGTAT